TCGATCATTCTTAGCCACTTTGTTTGTTGCGCCTGCGATTATTCCAAGTGCAAATTTGATGAAGTTGTCACGACGCTCATCCTCGCTGATTCTTCCCATGCCACATCTCGAACTTTTGCATATAGAAATCGTAAAACAGACAGTTACCGCCAAATCACGCCTCGGCGCAAACTGGACGATAGTAAATGATGGCGAATGTTTTTTTATCGTACCAAAAAGCCGCATTCCGCAAGCGGCTCTTTCTGAGGGTTGAATCGTCACGATCATTATGACGACACGCTACGGACATTTCGGCATATTCAGTGATATCAAGAAAGAATCAAACAATGAATTATAGAACACCATCTCAAAAAACGCTCCATCAGCAAAGAATTGTCAAGAAAGTTGGATTGGTATCATTTCTTGGCATCCTGTTTATATTTTTTGCAATGATTGCCGCTTGGATAACACATGTGATTGTCTGTCTCAAATTAGGACTATGGGGATTCCTCATCGCCGGAGCGTTGGTGTTTCCCATAGCGATTATACACGGTATCGGCATATGGTTTGGATTATGGTGAACCTAATCCGCTGTGCAGGCGGATAAAATCCATCAAAATTAGGCTTACCGTCCTAAAACGCTAAGCGTGACGGTTCGCAAACTTACAATCGGGACATAGTTCGCACGTTTTCGGCAGTCAAGCCCTATCATCCCGATCGGTTTTCGCGTTTGTAGACATCGCAGCCAGACGTTTTCCTTGCTGCATCTGACACAACCGAGGAAGCCTAATCATGATTCCGACTATATCGAATACCAGCACCGATCTATCTGTTGCATCTGGAGACACAATTGATCCGTTCGCGAATGTCGTGATCAACGATGCTAACGATTATATCCACGATACGCAGTTAACCATTACGATAGAAGATGGTTCTGGAAATCCAACTGACTCTGACGGTACTCTCACACTCAACAATAACAGTGGCGATCTGGTGAAAGAATCCACTGGAACTTATGTGTTGACGGATTACACCCCACCTTCGCCTAGTCGCACGCTGGATTTCTTTGCGAATGATTTGCCGCAATTGCAATTCATCGCCTCTGGATCAGGCAGTGTGACTTTCGCACTCAGCATGGTTGATAGCGACAATGAACACACCTCTGATCAATCAACCGTTGTCAACATCTCAGGTTCAGCTCAAGCCTCTGCTTCACCGCCAACAGACACTACACCATCTCCGACCGATCCGACAACAGGTTCTTCAGACCCAACGGTTGACAATGACGGCTTGCTGACGATCGATCATCCGCACAGTTATACCGACACGGTGAATTTGATCAGCGGTGATATTGACCTGAACCACCTGGCATCGGCGGATAGTTATAGCTTCAATAACGATATGATCTCGCTCTACAACAGCGATGGCAAGGTCATCGATACCTTGCAGCTAGAGTCTGGTTCATCGAACTTCTCGGTGACGAAGGTCAACAATATCGTTTCGATCTATACGTCAGATAGTTCGCAACATCCAAATGGCAATCTGTTATCGATGCATACGTCTTGAAGAATCCGTAGGCGACGGCTCGATATAACACTTGCATCCAACGACAAACGAGGTATGTTGTGCATCGCAGCATGACAATCACAGTGTGTGATTGTTGCTCTGCCTTCTTGGACGTTTCCTCCCTAAACTTGACGGCACCTTACCCAAGGTGTCGTCTTTTTTTCAGTTTGGAAATTTACTGTCAGTCGCAATCAGATTATCATTGAGCGATAGGAGGATTGATTGTGGCAAAGCGATGGTACGTAGTTCAATGTTATGCGACCTTTGAGAAAAAGGTTGCGCAGGCAATCAATGAAAATGCCGTCAAATCGGGTCTGAGCGAACAGATCGATGAAGTGTTAGTTCCGTCAGAAAGTATCATTGAGGTCAAACGCGGCAAGAAAATTATTCAGGATCGTTCGGTCTATCCGGGTTATGTCTTGATCAAAACGGAATTGACCGATGATATCTGGCATATGGTGAACGAAACGCCAAAAGTCACAGGATTCTTAGGCAGTCGTTTAAAACCGTCTCCGATCAGTGAATCCGAGGTTGCGCGTATCATGCAGCAATCGGAAGAAAGTGCCGCACGTGGCAGCCGACCGTCGAACATCTATGAGATCGGTCAGCAAATTCGTGTCTCGGATGGGCCATTTTCCAGTTTCAATGGTACTGTTGAAGAGGTCGATACCGACAAGGGTCGTTTGCGTGTGGCTGTATCGATCTTCGGACGATTGACACCGGTTGATCTGGAATTTTCACAGGTTGAAAAAGTCTAAGCGGCGACGGCCTGATCATGTGGTTGCGTTGTCAGCCACTTGTAGAAATCTTCAATGGTTATCTTGGTCAATTCGGCAATTTTGATTGTTGTTGGATCAAAAATTAGGAACGTATGCGCATCCGGTGATTGTGAAGCGCGTCGAATGGGCGCGGCTTCTTGGAATTTTGCACCGGTATAGCCTGCCGCTTTCAGCGCATCGACAAATGGCTTTTGATCGAGCAGCCACCACCACTGCTGTTGGGCAATTTTTCGCACGTTTGTGCCGTTATAGTCGTTGATCATTTTCAGTCCGAATCGAATGATTGGACGCGGTGCCTGATCGATCCGCAGGACATGCGAGATATCTGTGTAGCAGGTGATCAGGCGATAATCACCGGGATGACCATCGCTGCGATTAGAGCCAAAATAATGCGCAAGTGATTTCTGATCCGTGAGAAAGATACCCTGATTATCGACATGATTGGTCAAACCCATGAAGCCGCCACGTCGGCCTTGGGTTAGCCTGAAACCATTCTTGATGATGATATCAGCGATGTTGTTTGGTGTACCGTGATAAAGTTCGGCATAGCCTTCATGTGGCTGCCGTAACTTGCGCTGCATATCAGTGAGAATTTTTTGCAGTTCCGAAACTTGTTCACGCGGCACGCGTTTGAGACTATTCAAAAAATTCTGAAACGATGACAAATCAATGCCATCAAGCGGCAGTGTCGTCTCTGTCAGAATTTGAATATATCGCATCAAATATTTAGCGAATAACTCCACCCATGGTTGGGCATGGGTGGAGCCGTAGGGACAGAAAGGAGCGCGTACAGTGAGGGAAGCAGTCAGGTTATTTTGAATGCTGGATTTTCAGCCAGCGTTATAGAAGGAACCCAAACTATATCCTCAGACACCATTAAGCAGATATTTGTTGTCTCTGTCAAGAAATTTTAAACATCTCAGTCGAATTACAACGCGATTAAATAATCTAAGCCGGACATTCCGCCCGACTGAACTCACAGGAACATGCCGATGAAAATTTTAATCTTTGTCGCCGTTATACTCGCAGGGCTAACAGCCGCGATCATTTCCGCAAACGCAGAAAGCACAATTGCTGATGACGCATCCGCCACACGATCACAACAGACCGGATCGTATGGCGGATAATTCTTGTTCAGAGGGAAAAATATGCTATGATGAAAATCATCCGAAACCCCTTCGATTTTCAATTGCTCGTTGAAATGTCGTGAAGTTCAAACGCCGGACTTATATCCGCCGCGCAGGCGGCTTAAAATCTCACAGCATCTCAGCGTGCAAGTGTCCGCGAGTTATCCGCCGTGCAGGCGGCTTAAAATTGAGAACAAACCACGGTAGCCTTTTTCTTTATCCGCCGTTCTGGCGGTCTAACGTGGGATTTTCTTTCAGCATTTGCTCACACTTTAGTTCTCGATCGTATCGCCATCCAGTACCGAGCATTTGGATGCAAATGAACAAAGCAATCGCAATTACGATCAGAATTATATCAAACTTCTTATCGATCATATTCTTTCTCCAAGACGCTGTTTTTTCAAGGTAATAAATACTCCACGATTACAGTCCACAAAGTGAATTTCGTGTCGAGTACAATTCAAACATCTAAAGCAGCGAATATCAAACGATATTTTATTGGTTTCAGCACGCAAAATTCACTGCGGACCGGTGTACGCACATTGTACGACATCGATCTGATCAATGTCGATTTGATGACTGCTTTTAATACGCGTGTCGGTGAGCGTGTAATGCGACCGGATTATGGTTGCAAACTCTGGGATTATTTGATGGAGCCGCAGACGGCGATGTTGAATGATCAGATCATCCAAGAAGCGGTGCGTATATGTCAGCTCGACAGTCGCTGCAACGTTCAAGACGTGCAAGTCTATACAATCGATCAAGGCTTTCAGATCAATATTACTTTGCAATATTTGCCCTGGCTTGTTGTTGCAACTTTTACCGCATCGTTCGAGTCAGCCGACGCAATGTATTATGCCAGTACGACTGGTGGCCAATTGTTGATATGAATTCAGACGTAATTCACATCGTGTACGAAATATACGATCCCCGTAATGGCGATTGTATATATGTCGGTAAAGGCAATCTCGGAGATTGGAATCGTTTCAACGACCATTATCGTTTTAACAATCATCTCTGTGATGCGCGAAATGTAACCATCAAACAAGTAAAAAATCCATTCAAAGCTCGTTTACTTCGTAAGATTATCGACGCAGGACTACAACCAATACTCCGCATTGTTGGAGAATATTCAACAGAACGAGAAGCACTCGACGAAGAAATTAGATTGATTGCGCATTATGGCCGTCGCGACAAAGGATTGGGAACTCTAACAAATTTGACGGATGGTGGTGAAGGTACCTGTGGCTATATTCATACGCAAGAAACGAAACAGAAAATTAGTGAAGCTCTTACCGGCACTGTTCATTCCATGGAAGTGCGAAACGCAATGAGCGAAAGCAGAAAAGGGCGGAAACATACCGATGAAACAAAGAAACTTTTATCTGAGATCAATGTTGGTAGGAAAATGAAACCAGAACATATCCGTTCTGGATTCTCTCACAGCGAAGAAACAAAAAAGAAAATCGGTATTGGCATTTCCAAAGCACTTAAAGGCAAACCAAAGAGTCGTCAACATGTAGAAAACCAAGCTGCGGCAACTCGCGGCAGAAAGCAAAAACCGGAACATATACGCCGAGGCTTTACAATCAGTGACGAACAAAAGGCTATCGTCAGTGCAACGATGTCACGAGTGCACAAAGGCGTGCCGAAAAGTCCCGAACATCGAGAGAAGATCGGTGCGGCACAGCGTGGAAAAAAGCGCGCATCACCGAGTGAAGAAACGAGACGGAAACTCAGTGAATCAGGCAAAGGTAAGCAAATCGGTGTCATTCGCACTCCGGAACACAGAGCTAAAATCAGTGCAACGCTGAAAGCACGTCATGCAGAAAGACGAAAAGCCGCTGGCATTGATGATAATGCGCCAAAAATAAAACCGGTTCATGCCAAAAAAGGCAAACCCTGGACACAAGCGCAACATGATGCATTTGAGAAAAGAAAACAAGAAAAAATGCAGAATAATATTGAAATTCTTCCGGAGATAAAGTAAAATGTCGATTGCTCGGTCCACGGATTTGTTAGCGGGAGAAATATGGACAGCCTTGTATAGCGCGCTGCCGTCAATTAACTTCAACGCGTCTGATCCAGTATCAATCAATGCTGCTTTAAGATCTTACGTCCAAACAAACTACCCTGAGAATTTCAATGACTGGATATTGTCGTCGGAATTTGTCGTCATTCTTGACCTTTTATCATGGCTAGGCGGCGTCTTAGCCTACAAGACTGACATTGCAGCGCGTGAAAATTTCATCGACGTAGCCGAAGCAAAAACCAGCATTCTGCGTTTGGCACGATTTCTGTCGTATAATCCTTCGCGCTGTCAGCCGTCAACAGGCGTTTTAAAAATCACTCAAGTGGCAACTGATGATGAGGTGATTGATAGTTTCGGTGTCAATCTATCAAATGTGACGGTTCTGTGGAACGATCCGAACAATTCAAATTGGTACGAACAGTTCACAATGATTATGAACAATGCGTTCGTCACCACCAATCCGTTTGGCGTGCCATTATCGGCTGGAACGGTATCCGGTGTTCAAACGCAATTATATCGGATCAACGGTTTTGCCAATGCCCAGAGCTTATCCTTTACGTCACAAGTCTCCGGTCTGGCGATGGATTTTGAAATCTGCAATTGCGATTTCACCAATGGTGGAACTTTATTCGAGAAGGATCCGAATCCTGCCAATGCCATGCAGCTATATTATCTGAACGATAATAACGGCAATGGCTCGGCACAGACCGGATTTTTTCTCCTATTCAAACAAGGCACGTCACAACAACAAACCTTCAATATTGCCACGCCGATTCAAAATCAGCTGATCGATATCGCCATCGGCAATATCAATCAAAATGACGTCTGGGTGGATACGGTTGATGACAATGGCAATGTCGTCATCGATTGGACAAAAGTCCCGGCGATCCTGAGTTCCAACATCACCTACAATCAAATCGCTTCAACACAGCGCAATATTTTCTCGGTCATCACACGCGACAATGATCAAATCAGCATTCGGTTTTCGGATGGTAATTTCGGCAATGCGCCGGTTGGTAATATTCAGGTCACATTCCGAGTATCAAACGGCTTAGCGTATTCGATCAATCCGTCAGAAATCGATGGGGTTACCTTTCAGTTTGGCTATACCAATCCGTCCGGTGTGCAGAAGACTTTATATCTGACCTGTTCGTTGTTTTCCGCTGTCAGCAATTCGGCAGCTTCGGAAACCATCGATCAAATCCGGCAACGTGCGCCACAAGTCTATGCCACACAGAATCGCATGGTCTCAGGCGAGGATTACAATACTTATCCGTTGTCGTCGAATCTGGCGGTCAAGATCAAAGCGGTCAATCGAGTTTATTCCGGACAATCGCGCTACATCGATCTGCATGATCCCACTGGCACCTATCAGGATTTGTCTCTATTCGCGGATGATGGGATTTTGTTTACCGATACAGCGGATACTTATTTTGAAGTGCCATTGTCGTTGAATCCCACAGCCGATCAATTATTCTCGGATTACATTCAGCCAGCGATTGATCAATACACCACACAAAATCTGATTCGCAATGTCTTGCTGCAATATCTGCCTTTATTACCTGGACAGACGACAGTGCCGACTGTCGGTATTAGCAGTATGGTTCTGCCGACAACTGGCAAACCGATTCCACTGGTTTCTCAAGTATCAACGATCACGACGGTTACCTGGACTGCGGCCAGTGTCAGTCTGTTCACCAATACAGGATATTTCAGTGTTTCGAATGCGGTGTTGGGAAATCTTGTGCAACCTGGGGCGATTGTTCAGTTCAAGATCAACAATACCTATCAATGGGTGGCCGTGATTGATATCGTCTCTGATATCAGCACCCCACCGCCGAATAATACGGCCGGACCAGTTACGCTTTCACAATCGGTTCCCACCGGGTCAACTGTAGTGCGGATTTTACCGCAAGCCTTGACGGTTCTGCCTCAGCCGATCATCGACCAAATTCTGATCAATCTCAACAAGCGGATTTCCTTTTCACTTTGGTATGATTATTCAACATCTGGCGGCACATGGTCAATCCAAGGACCGCAGAATGATTTCGGCACAGTCGAAGCACAGCTCGTGCAATTTGGCACACTCAATCTGCTGTTGATCATGAACGTGAATTATATCACGGGACTGTGGCGGATCAATTCACGTGGCATGCGCTATGTGTTTGAAAGTCTTTCAGCTATTCAGTGGTATAATGATGGCTCGCGTGCGTTATCACAATTAACGGGCGAAGCCACCGCTGATACGGTGCGTATTCTCAGTGTCAATCAGGATTTGCACACGGATACGTTTACCGGATTGCATCATGGCTTTGCATTACAGCAGAACTATGATTTGACGATCGATCGGTTATGGTCGTATCCGGATGGAACCTATGAAAATCGTCGCACGACGGTTGCATTGACGGATAGCAACAATGACGGTTATCCGGATCAGCCTGATCTATTTTTCAATGTGCTGTCGGATGTGCCGGTCAATACGTTTGTCTTTTGGAGCAATACGGCAAACCCACCGTATGATGAACCGTTATACACCGTACGGGCTTACGATACAGACACATTAAGGCTCAGCGATTATCCCTTGCCGGCTATTGGCACTGTTGGCTTTCAGCTGACCTCTACGTCGTCGTATACCTTGAATGAGACCTTCTGGGTGATGACCGGCAATGGCTGGCAGCAGGATACGATTTCGTATCGTGCCGAGCGTGGACGTGGTCCGAATGTCGCAGCGGCATGGATAACATCCAATGGCACGCTGTTGCCTTATGCCGATGCAATGTCCTTTCAATGGAAGCATTATGCCCCGTCGGATCATCGCATCAATCCAGCCTCGACCAATATCATCGATATCTTTGTTTTGACTTACGCCTATGATAGTTCTGTTCGGCAATGGATTTTCAATGGGGCTGACATCACTGATCTACCGACTCCGGATACGGAATTGGATTTGGGTACGGCATTTTCAGCACTTGAAACTTTCAAGATGTTTTCCGATACGATTATCTGGCGACCGGTGAAATATAAATTTCTATTCGGTGCTTCGGCTGATCCTTCAGTACAGGCGCAATTCAAAGTTGTACGAGTGGCCTCTAGCTCAGTGAGTGATGGCGAAATCCAAAGCAAGATATTGACTGCCATCAATACATTTTTTGCCGTGGCAAATTGGGATTTCGGTGAAACATTTTATTTCAGTGAATTGGCTGCCTATATCCATCAGCAATTGGTTGGTTTGATCAGTTCAGTTGTGATCGTACCAGTGGCTGCCGATGCCACATTTGGTGATGGCTTTGAGATTTCTTGTGATGCCGATGAAATCTTCATCTCAACCGCACAGATCTCTGACATTGTACTGATTACCACCAATAGTGCGATTAATCTGCGTATCGGTCTGACCGGTTAAAAAGTTCTAGCCTCTGACCCCTTGAGATCAATTTGCTGACTTCCCAGCAATTCAAAAACGAAAAACCAAAAACGACTGAAATTAGCCTTAAGTGGTCAGAGGCTAGAACTTGAGATTTTGACAGTTCTAGGCGATGACCACTTCACTGTCATTTGTCGTGATGAAGTGAATCCGAATCAGAAAAAGGAAATTCGTGCATAACTGACTCGATCTGGTCAGAGGCTAGAACTTGAGATTTGAAAGTTCTAGACGATGACGTGTTTGACTCGTGTTTGATTGATTTCAGACGAATCGAATCAGAAAAAGAAAAATCCGTGTTAATTGCTTCTCAGTGGTCATCGTCTAGAACTTCGACAAAGAATTTTCGCGCATCTCAGATGCGAGTAAATTCCGGATCAAAAAGTTCTAGCATCTCATCGGTTATCTGCCATTGCAGTTGAATTTTGATTCATCTGATGTGAGACAGGTTTTATCCACCACCTAGAACCACAGGAATTCTCAGTGATTTCTTGATACTTATAAGCGAATCAAGCATTTACCCCATCACTAAATATCTAAAGGCTTTTCCTGATGAAGTATCGAAATTAGATGTCAACGACGCTCACGCCATCGATCTCTCCGCTCGGTCCCAAGCGGCGATTGATCAGTCAATTACCAGCAACCAATCAGACTGCGGATTTGACGGCATTTTTTGGTGCGACGGTTGACGAATTATTCCAACCTGGAACTTCAGAACCGATCAATGGTTATATTGGTCATGCCATTGCCGGAGCGACGGATTTCTATGTGGCTGAGCCCAGTCAATCACGGCAGTTCTATCAGTTAGAACCTGGAATGGTATCGTATGATGCTACCGATGCATCGCAGATTGATTTCGCTCTGAGCTATCCAGATTTCGTTGCTTATTTCAATACAAATGGCGGCATTACGTCTGATCAGAGTCGCATGTTTGAGACCGATTATTATACGTGGGCACCGCCGATTAACATCGATATGTTGGTCAACTACCGGCAGTATTATTGGTTTGGTGATGTCGATTTGTCGAACCAGACTACCTATATCTGGAACAAAACCGATAAAAATGGGGCGATTTCCTTATCGAATAGCAGTCTGACAGCAACCTGTCAGGCGACGACGAATAATCAGCCAGCCGCGATTCGTTCGACACCCATCGCTTCAACCGGTTTATTTTACGTTGAATTTACCATCAATACGATCGGGGCTGGATTGCAATATGTCGGTATTGCCAATACCATCGATACAATTAACGGAGTTACGGGTCTACAGACTTTTGGTCTGCCGGGACAGCAAAGCGGCAATAATGCGATTATTTTGTCGAGCAATGGCAATATCTACAATGATCAGGGCACGTTAGCGCTGGCGTCTGGACTTGATACATTCAATGCCACGGCGGGCAGTAATGTTGTCGGGATGGCTTGGAGCACATTTAGCAAAAAAGTCTGGTTTCGCGTCAATGGCGGTGATTGGGATGCGACGATCGATAATCCGATCACAGCATCAGGCGGCTATGATATCACAACTCTGCTCAGCAATGGTTCGCCGTGTCTGGTTTGGGCTGGAACGTCTAATCAAGATCAGGTCACGATCAATTTCGGTTCATCAATTTTTGCCAATTTTCCACCGAGTGATTTCATCGGACCGGCCACCGTTCTGCCGACCGAAGATTTGCCGACACTGACCTTAGATACGCCGTATCTGCTCTATGCTGGTGATGGGGTTACAACAACGTTTGCATTGCCGGAATCGATTCTTTGCGTGCCGTCGTATGCAGAACAACCAACCGCTTATGTCAATAATATCGTCGTCACGGATACGAGTCTTTCACAAGATGGCAACTCGATTATCCTGCCATCGGCGCCGGCTTTAAGTACAGCGACTGATCAAGTCATCGTCATGGTTTGCCGAACGCCAGATTTAGCTTCGGTTTTGACCAGTGGATTCAGTCAGGCCATCGTCTCAGATATCAACACGGCAGGAGTTGATGTTTTATCTTCAGGCATGCGGATCAATATTGTTGACACCTATCATCTATCGGATGCTTGGGATACGCAGCCATGGGATCATGATGCGGTGCCTGTCGGCTGGTTGTCAGGGGCCAGTGATATCAATACGTCGATCGGCTGGGATGCGACCAATGATTCGATCTACATGGTGGACGGAGTTGGACAGAGTATCCGGCTGACCCCGTTGGATAACATGGTTCGTGGCTTGGCAGCGCAATATGTCACGATTGATCGATCGTCCTTGGATGGCAATCCTTGGTCGGTGCGCAATAGCTGGGTGCATCAGGATAGTTTTGCATGGTCGGGTGAGACCTTTCCCACGCGACAAGCTGCGCGTCCAATTATCGAATTCATCCGTGACATTATTCTCTACGGATCACAGACATGGAGTGAAAACGCTGATCCGTTATTCATGCTGTATGATTTGGACTATAATCCGCTGAATGATACAACTCGGTATCCGAATAGTACGTTTGTCGGCAATCGTATTTTCGGATATGCGCTTGGCAGCGGCACAACTGATTCGGTACTGCTGCGTCAACTGGTTTATGACAACAACGGTTATATTGTTTTCAGTAACGATTCAGCCAATGTCAATGCCACCTATCAGACCGGTAGTCCGCCAAAAAGTACAGCGATCGTCGGGTTGACGTGTTATGCTACGTCAACAACATCGACAAACTATTTTCCGTTCTGGCGGCAGGCTGCTAATACAACGATTCAGGGTTATACCAACCTGATCTATAATATACCGGTTAATCTGCAAGCCAATCCGGATTACGACGAAGTCGATCAGATTTCACGATCGACGTGGGTTAATCATTTCCAATCACTGCTTACCAATCAGATTGGCTATGTGGGTACTGCCGCAGGCGATACGAATTATCGCGATACAGCACGTGATCTTTCACTCGGCACTGGCATATTGCAACATCATTGTCCGCTGTTGAAAACTATGTTATTGACAACCGGTGAGTTTGATGTGCCGAAGGCGATTCTGTACGCGGAAGTAGAATATAGTCGTTTTCGTAATAAATTTGTGCGCAAGCTGATCGATCAGGTGAATCGCGGCGTTCTAGATGCTTCGGCTGATCCATCCCTCTGGCTATCGACCACATTAGCCGCACTGAAAATCGGTCACAATAATTCGTTTCCATTTGCACTCAGCGGCATGGGCGGCGGACAATATTTCATTCCGCCTACGCCGACCGGATTATGTATTCAGCCATCCGCGATTCCAGCGATTATAGTCGATAACACATACGGCACTGATCAGGATATGTTGCTGGGTCATGACGGCAGTGTCTCGCTGCTGTTTGGCGATTGGCGTGATAATGTGCTGCTGGCATTAGAGACGCTGATCTATAACAATCTACCGCAGCCGCCGACAACGGTGAATAATCGGATTACTCCTGGTAACGGTTCATTTCTTGATGGAAATGGAAATATTTTCACGATTTCACCGGCTGGCTATGTGATTGAAAACGGCACGCAGATCGATACTGGTGGCGATACGAGTGCGATGCAGTACTACGATGGTCAGGTTTATGCGCAAGACGCGGCTTCAGGCCGTTGGTACATTTTTATCCAAGAGGTGGGGGTCAATGATGGCTATTTTCAATTTACCGCAACGCCGCCCCCGATTGATCCGGAAGCTGGCACGGTCTTCAATATCCAGCAATGGATAGGTAATCGATTTTACACGCCTTATCAGGGTTATAGCTGGCAAGAGGTCAATTCTATTCTAGCGCCGATGTTTGAGTTATGGGCGCAGATCAATCGCGTCGATTATCGCACAAATAACACGTTTGATGCGACTGATCCGTTTACGTGGAACTATCGCGGATTGACGGATATCGCTGGAAATAGTTTGCCGGGAAATTGGCGAGCAATTTATCGCTTCTATTATGACACGGACGCGCCGCATCTGCGTCCATGGGAAATGCTGGGGTTTTATTCAGAGCCAACATGGTGGAGCGGACGCTATGGCAATGCACCCTATGCGTTGAGCAACAGCCAACTTTGGATCGATTTGGAAGCGGGATTGATTGCATCTGGACCGCGTGCAGGAACCGATCCGCGCTATGCACGTCCTGGTTTGCTTGATCTGGTTCCGTCTGATCTATCCGGCAATCTGCGAAATCCGATTGAGATCGGCATTGTCTTGTCAGCTGTGACCTTGGATACTGCGCAACGTGATTGGATGTCCGGTGATGGCGGTCCAGCCGAGACGTTATGGCAGCATAGTCCATCCTATCGCTTTGCTTTAGCGCGCGCGAGTTTTTTGATGAAACCGGCGCGTTTTGTCGAAGAATGCTGGGACGCTCTAGGTATTGGCTATATCAATGGTCAATGGGTGCAACGCAGTACGTTGCTGCGTCCGCGTAATGCAACGCAATACATGCATGCTGAATTAAATCCAACACTGTCTCCACCGGCTGCACAACCGAAGATTGGCTTGTCGCAATGGTTGTCGGATTATTTGATTTCGAATGGACAAAATAGTTCCTCTCTTGGCACCGCTGTGCGGGGATTGGGGGTGGCATTAATTCATCAAATGGCTGGATTTACGTCCGCCGATACAGTTCAGCTGGTAGCCGATTCATTTGGATTATTGCCAGCCGAAGATGTGAAATGCATCCTCTATCAATCACCGGCAGTTGACAGCGAGGTTTATTCAGGCGTCATCGTCCAATGGACTGGTCACTCTTGGAGCGTGGTTGGCTTTGACGGGCGCAATCCAAATTTCACCATCATTCCGCCGAATGTAAACGGTCCTAGAGGCATTATCTCACTTGCCTCGGCCAGTGAGCCAGCGATCGTGACATGGCAGCCAGGCACCTATTATCCGACTGGTATTCTTGCCGCCTATCAAAACTCGGTCTATCAATGTATCCGCAGTCATACGTCGGGCAGTAATTTCGAAACCACATTCTGGACGCCGCGATCGGATTTATCGACGGCGATGATTCGCGCCCCACGTGTTGTCACCTATGCCCAAGGGTTGAACACGACGATCTCGGTGCCCTATGGAACAGAATATTTTACCTATCAGGATGTGGCTGATTTTTTACTCGGATGGCAGCGTTATTTGGTGAGTCGTGGCTGGCTGTTTGTCAATCAAAATGACAACAATCAGATTCTCGATTGGAGTTTGTCGGTCGAAGAATTCCTCACTTGGGCACAAGTGCAATGGGCACCGGGTAATTTCGTCGCGCTTTCGCCCGGACAAGCGGAATTGCAATTCAATGCGCCGCAAGGCACGATTCTCAATGTCGAAGATAATGTCACGGGATTTTACGGACTGATCGATCGGTCGGGTGCCCCGATCAGTCAAAGACAGGCAATTGTCTCGCGATTAGATGGCCAGATTACCATCGCGGCCAATAACGCTGATATTTTCCTAGCACGCTTGGAGATTTGTAATTACGAACATGCCTTAGTCACGTCGAATGTGACGATCTTCGATGATAATATCTATCTGCCATTGTATAATCTGCGCATTCAACGACTGAGGTTGATCTGCAATCGCGCCTATGGTTGGGCAGGACGACTTGATGCACCCGGATTTATTATCAACGGCAATACTCTGGCATCAAGTTTTGAGAAAGCTGCAACCGATGTCAGCTTAATGTTCGATATTGAACTGGCTGATGTGCAAACCTTGCGCGATTATGCACGCCATAATGTCGGCATGCAGGAGCGTGATTATCTCAGCAATCTTTTGCTGTCGCCGTCTGATCAATTTGAATTCTATCAGGGGATGATTCAGGAGAAAGGCACGCCAGGAGTGTTTCAAGCACTGGCGCGTTCGACCTTAGCGAGTGGCAATTCGACATTGCTGTTCTTGGAAGAATGGGCGTTTCGCCTGTCAACCTTTGGTGCCCCACGTGATCCGCTGGTGACTTTCCAGTTAATTCAAAGCGAAATTCGCGGCGATCCACAGATCGTACGATTTATCACGCAAGCCGGTGCGCCCGATGACTGGATCGAATTTACCAGCAATGATACGCGCTGGTACGACAGACCAATCAATCCTTCGGCGTTCTTCATTGAACGTAATGATTATATGCCAGCCGTATTGCCGACCGCTGGCCCGGTTCGATTGAGCGAAGTCGATGGAACCTGCTTTGATATTACCGATGTCGGTGGTTTGTATGATCCGAATACGTTCAATCTACCAACCGGAACTTTGTTGTGGGTGTATAACAGTGTGCCGCTGTTTGAAGGCGTCAACTGGTATGTTGATGCCACACTCGGCAATGATAATAACAGCGGATTGTCTTCGACATCGCCATTGCAAACCTTGCAGCATGCGCATGATCTGTGTAATCCCGGCGATGTTGTCAATGTCGCTTACGGTGTCTATACGGCTGCTGGTTTGGGTACCAATATTCTTGAAATCACTCGCTCAGGGATTCCCTCCGCTCCGATTACTTTCAAAGCATCAGGCAGTCAAAAACCGCTGATTCTCGGATCGCAATCCACCGCAGCCGTGCATTTTAATGCGGTTGCTTATATCATCTTCGATGGCTTTGAAATCGCCGGTTGGAATGCAACTCTGACATTGTCAGCAGTGCAGGCTTTGTCTGCCAGTATTGCAGCAGCATCAGCCATCTATAACGGGTCTGGCATTGTTATCGATCGTGGGATATCAGCAAAACTGCCGCATCATATTACTATACAGAATTGTCTCGTGCATGATTTTCCGTATAATGGCATTTTAGCCAACTGGACAGATTATATCACGATTCAGAACTGCACAGTCTATAGCAACGGCTTATATTCGGTTTATTCTGGCTCAGGTATCAATATTCTGAATAGCCATGCAACTGATAATATCAGCACGTATAAGTTTTATATCACCCAGAATGTTTGTTACGGCAACATCAATCTGGTGCTGAATGCAACAAGTGGAAATCTCACCGATGGGTGTGGGATTACTATTGCCGGCAATCTCAATGACTATACCGACGGTGTTGCTTATAGCGGTCGAACATTGGTTCAAAACAATCTTGTTTATAACAATGGCGGCGTCGGTATTAAAGTCAATGACAGTCAGCATGTCGATGTAACATTCAATACTGCCTACAAAAATCAGACCAATACAAATTATGCTTTCGGTGAAATCGCTGCCTATGCGTCGATCGACGTTAATATTGCTAACAATATCATGGTTGCATTGGCGAACGTGCCGTTAGCAACATCGTCATCCAATACGGATACTTTCTATATCAACACAATTGGCTATGGTGGCGTTAGTTCGGTATTGCCAGGAATCGGTTCGATCACCGATCCATTATTTGTCAATCCGCCATATGATTTCAGCTTGCGACAAGGCTCATGGGCATTGAAATCCGCCAGTCCACAGTTCTTAACCGAAGTCGATCTGAATGGCGATATTCGAAACGATTTAACCGGTTATGACATTGGCTGCTATCAGCGCGAATCGCAGAAATTGCCGATCACCGGACAACATCCTTATACGGTGTTGAGAAGTTTTGATGTCGGTGGTACGACACCGAATCAAATTCTCGCTGTGACGACTTCGAATGAAGATCCGACTGTGACCACATCACGCGTTAGTTTCCAACAAACCATGACGATTTATAGTGATGATATCGGCAATTATCTGGTCATCGATGGAGCGACGAATAGTTCGCCTGATCTGCAAGGTATTCAAACCATCACGGCTGTCTATCCTGCGACCAATTCGGTTGATTTGTTGGCTGTCGGTACACTCGGCAATAGTTTCTTGAACAGTCTGACAACCGCGCCGGAAGTTCGCATTCTGCGACCGGTGCGATTTAGCTCTATCAGCACAATCAATCCGAATATCAGCTTCAATGTTGGTGATCTTGTCTGGATCGATGCCTATACGCCGGATCAATGGGCCGTATTGCAATGGAACGGTGCCGGATGGCAGTTGTATCGACTACAGCCACATCGCATTGATCCGACGGCGATTGCCGAGACGGTGGTCTATAGTGCCGGAGCGAGTATTCAGGATCAGCAGATGATCTTGAATCAGCCGGTGATCGATGATGTGGTGGTCATTGATCCCTTGGCTGGACTGATCTGTAATCTGTCAGATCGTGATATTGATTATAAAACCGATTTTGATCCAGCGCGTTATAATGCTGGACAGGGCACTCAGGATGCCAATCTTTGGGGTGATAACGAGATCGGACGTATCTGGTGGGATTTATCGACCGTTCGATTCCTTGATACATTCACCGATACAATGGGGATCACGCCGGCTAGAGATTTGGCGGAATTGCAATATCGTTTAGCCTATTGGGGTAATGTGGCTCCTAATAGTTCGGTTGATATCTGGGAATGGACGGAAAGTCTGGAAGATCCAATCACCTATGCGCTTGATCCGACCAATACTGGAACGGTTTATCAGGGCGGTGCGTCTTGGGTAGTACGAACGGTTTACGATCCGTCACAGAAACAAGATGTCGTCAAATATTATTTCTGGGTATCGGGTAGCGCACTCGTACCAAATGTTCCGTTCAGGAATATTTCTGCGTCTGAAATCGCCTTGGGCATTCAAAATCCAGCGGCAGTGAATGTCGCTTGGATGAGTGCAATCAGTCAAGATGCCCTGTTGGTCAGCGGAGTTTCTGCGTCGTTGGATGAAACCACCACGGTGATGAAAGTCAGATTGGCGCCGGTTGATTCTGTCGGTCATCATGATCAATGGCTGTTGATGCGACCAGGTGATGAAACGTCATTGCCGCCTGATATGATCTGGGGAAAAGTCCGAGACGGTCTAGCAGGATTTCAGGTCACGACGGATGGTCTGCTAACCATTCCAGATCCAAGTCTGACCTTGTCGCGCAGTATTGGCATTGATGATGGACAGAGCATGTTCACGGTCAGTGCCGCGAATATTGCACAGTGGCAGCCTGGGGTGACGTATTACTATGGCGATCAAGTCGCGAATTTAGGCTTGGCCTTCCAATGTGTCATCGAGGGGGTATCAGCCGGGTTGCCATATCTGGTACTGAGTAATGAGGATACGGCGACCTATAGCAGTCAGCCTTCTGCAAATACACTTGTTTTTACGTACAATGGACTGTACAGCGCCGGAATCGGTCCGATCGCGTTGCAGATGAATACCGCGAATATCACCTACATCGCAGTGACGTCGTCAGGCGCGAGTATCACTCCGGTATTGTTGAGTCAGGCAACGATTACCTCGTCCAATCCTTTTGCTACAGTTTTGCAATTTACCTTGACGTTTCCGTTCAATGTCACCTTGACGGTCGGACAAGGTCCGACCGGATATAGTGATACGATCAGTGACGGAACTGTCGTGTGGGCTTATCATGGAACGGATAGTTCACGTGCTGGCCTACTCGATGCGCGTGCCGCCTTCGTCGGCAGTGTAAACGCGATTTTAGCCCAAACGGCTTTGAAGATCGATCGTGCGAGTCTGCTGCAATCAATCTACCGGACAACCGGATATCCTAGCGATGACTTTATTACCGCGAACACGCAGAAAATAGCCTATTTGGTCTGGGCGCAAATGGATGCGTCTTATCCGTATGAGCCACCGCCAGCCAATGAATGGGATCAGTCCTACGAAGTGTTTACGCTGACTCAGCGCAATGATCTGCTGGCCACACAGGGATTCTTAGACGCAGTAAGCAACAACACGCCGATCGATGTGTTGCTGTCCGGCTTTGCCAATTCGGTTCCGCAATGGAGCATCTGGCGATTCAATACAGCCATCGCCGCGTCGATTATTCTCGCGCATCATAATCTGCCAGCAGCAACGGCCTTGCAGGAAAATGCCGATGTTGTCTTCACGCTGAAAACTGCCTACGAATATAGCGTTGCCAATGAAGCCGCGCGTAATACTTTGGCGACCAGCGGTACTCTGAATCATCTTGATCGTGTGTTAGTCATAAATGATACGGATAATTTCTGGGCGATCTATCAATGGTATGAACCGACCGGCGTAGGCGGATACTTCAATCTCTGGCGTGTGCAAACTTATAATACGGCTGATTTTATTGAAGATGCTGATTGGTACGATACAGCAACATTAACCGCGAACGGATATGATCCGACTGATCCACCGATTATTACGTATAATACTGTGGCTGATCGCAATGCCGCTGAAGGCAGTAGTCCAACCAATCTGCTCGTTACAGTATTAAATCTTGATTTACCGATAGAAGACCAGAATTTTATCTGGACATTGTTTATCAACGGTGTCTGGCAGACGGTGGCGATCGGCAACGCAACGGTTCAGCTGAGCGCGAATTTTTACGATCCTTTGCGACCGGTCCATGCTGTCAGTACCGCAACATCCCCATCGGCTGTGACATTGAGCGATGTTGGTCAGCGTGACGGATCGTGGGAATTATACATCCTGACCCATGCACTGCGCTATAGTGGACTGTTACTTGAATCAGAAATCAATACATTATGGTTTGCTGTGGTCAATTTTGTCCATGTGCAGCAAAATGAAGTCGATTGGGCATTCAAAACCTCCTTCATGACCTTGGCCGGTATTGCTGCGCCGATGACACAAACGCCGATTCAGACGCTCGATCAGACCGGCGATGTGACGGATTATATCAATGAAGTGAAACCGTATCGTGTCAAACTGCGTGAAACAACCACGCAATACGTGCCAGACATCGATACTGCCAATTTCCGCGTCACCGATTTTGATGATCCGGTGTATACCGATCCGACCACCGGCATTCAACGTCCGCTTGATCCGACAAATGCAACCGATATAACGATTCTCCAAGGCGATACAGATCCGTATTCAGATTGGTATCAAAATTATAATCTGCCGAATCCGCCGACGCGATCGTTCACAGTGACGATACTCTTTGATCGCGTGGTTGGGACAACCAATAACTGGGATATGTTGGCTTGGGATAGTGCGGATTGGGATGATTGTGAAGCCGATCCAGGGGCTGGCTATCGCATCCTGACCTATTACGAACCAACCACCGGAATGGCACCGCTTGATCTGACTGCCTTGCTCAATCTGAATGAAAAAGAAAATCAGATCAGCAGTCCGATGGCACAGCCACCGGCCCCGAGTTTAGAGGATGACGGCAGCACATTTTCACCGACCCCGACCATCGCGGTCGGTATCAATCCAGCGCAACCGTCACAGCCCGGTGGCTATGATTTACGACCGCCGTATTATGCGGCGGAACATCCGGAAGAACGTATCGTTCTCACCAGCGATGATAATATTCTTTTGCACGTTACGGCGCAACCTTTGGCCGGTGGCTGTCCGCAAATTGTCAAAGTCTTTGATCTCAATCAAAGCACGTTGTCAGGACTAACCACGACATTATTCATGGATATGTTGCCCCATTCAATGAATGCGGTAATGGTTTTTTGTGACGGTCTGCGCGCCGTATTAGGCACCGATTACACGGTTGATTATCTCAACCGATCCGTCATCCTAAACCGTACCGTGAACGGCAATGCCGTTGGCCGCGCAGTGATCCATGTGTTTAGCTTCGGCGGTACCTCAGCCGTCACCGAGCAGCACTTCCTCACCTATGGAACCAATGCTCTGACATTGAATAATCCAACGTCAGCCAGCAATGTTTTGGCTGTCGTTAATGGCACCCCTGTAGCGACCTCTGGGATCAGCGTGAGCGGCACAACGGTCACGCTGCTATCACCCCCTAGCAATGGCTCTGATGTGGCTCTGGCGGTGTATGCGAACGGCATTACGACGGCTTGTATGATGAACGTGCAGCAGTTTGGTTATACAGCGTCACAAATCTATACTTTGGCAGTTCCGGACACACAGACTGTGCCTCCCCATGCTGGCACAATCGTGGAATTGAACGGTCAACGTTTGACGCCGCCGATCACCTATTACGGTAGTATGACGGTTGGCTCCGCCTTTATGTATCTGCCGTTGATGCCGGATGTGACGACGACCGTGACGGTTTGGGTTAATAATGTGCTGTATACGGCAGCAATTCCGATTGCGACTAGCACGTCAACGAGCAGCACGTATCCGTTCGGACTGGTCTTGCCAGGGGCCGCACCTTCGACCGCGATCAGCGGACAGTTCTGTCTGTATAACAATATGCTGATCGCGCTTGATCCGAATTTCGCCTCTAGCAACATCAAAGTTTCGATGATTTTTGCGACGAGTCCGCCTGACTATACTGTATCGACGAATGGTCAGACACTGACGATCAATACCGCGCTATCATCGAATGCGGTGATCACAGTTACGACATTCAGCAATGCATCGTGTATGGACATTCGCACGTCGAGCTATCAAGTCGGATCAACAGTGCAACCGATTGTGCCGACGCCGTGGAATAAAAATTATTGTCTGGCTTGGATGGGTGGAAATGCGCTGGTTCAGGAAGATGATTATGTTATCGTCTCACAACAATTCTCCAGCGGCGGCGCGTATTTTACCTCGGATGTCATTCAGCTGATCAATCCTGAAGGCTCTGGATATGTGGTTGTGACAGCGTTTGCCGGTCAACCAGCGCGTGAAATCATGGAATGGCTGTATTGTTCGACCACGTCGGCTGCAAATCGCATGTATCCGGCTTTGACACCGGTTGAACAGCCAGCTGGTTGGGATGCCATCGCCTATGACTCACAGCAATATGATAATGCACAGTTGATGGGTTTGCCAACCAATGGATTGCAGAATCTGAGTGCCTTGTACTCGATTGATCGAAGCTTCGAACATGTCAGATTATCGCCCTATATGGCCGGCACATTAGCCGCTGATTTGGGTGTGTCTGACAGCACATTGACGATCAATCTGTTTGTCAATGCGATCACGACGAAAATGCAGGATCAAAATCCGCTGCCGATTCCGGATACAGCGAGAGATCGTCCGGGGGTGATCTATATTGAAGGTGAACGAATCGAATATTTCTCTTATTCACGCACGAACAATGTTGTGACCTTGGGGGCGTTGAGACGTGCGACACGCGGAACGTCAATGGGCGCAAAACGCTTGACTCAATCCGCCTATGCGACCGGATCAGCCCAAACATTTACGTTCGCCGCGAGCGGAACAGTTGATGTTGAGATTGATGATGTTGGAATAGCATCGTCTGACTTCACCGTGAGTGGAACGACGAGCGTGACGCTGACAGCGGAGGCCGGAACGTTTATCGTGGTTGGCTTGACGATTGCTGCGTCACATCAGGCTGGAACGACTGTCTATAACGGGCGCGAAATTTTCATGCAAGATTTGCCGCTCGGTCCAGCAGTGGGTGATCGTGAACAACAGCCGATGCATCGTATCATAACAGGTGGATAATTATCCGCCTGTTCGGCGGATAATATTGGGGCTCGAAGGTGATTTGCGGCATCTTGCATGTTAAGCCGCCTGTGCAGCGGATTACGTGTTCGAACTCTGAATCTTCTGCCTATTTTAAGCCGCCTGCACGGCGGAATAATTTCCCAACCATCCAGCTGTATTTTAAGCCGTTTGTTCAACAGTTCTCAAAATACTGGTAGCGAACATAGTTCATGTTTAGACGAGAATCCAAACGAATTCGGTGCAAAACGCAGTGTGGGAGAATTTTGCCGTTCGATGAAGATAGAAAACATCGAACCGTTTGACCGACTCCGCACACCTACATAGGGCAGACGCGTGGACTTCGCACGCTGATTCTTGTCCGCCTGTCGCTGTTCGAGTTGTGCCGGTGTGAGACATTTCGGATCGCGTAGCCATGCCTGACGACGAATCGCCCGACGCAGCCGTGACGGTGTCAAATTCGTCAATCCCTTATGCGCAACATAACAACCAAAATGCTGTACATCGGGAACGCGAGTCGGAGCCGTCACAACAAGATCCGGGGTCTCATGGAGAAATTGCGCTTGTGGTACATCAAGAACCGCACGAAGTCCGTCAGCCGTACCAAACAACCGAATTGATTGTCCGAGAAAGCCCTTCCTGAGCCGTATCAGACGTTGTTCCTCACCGTAATCCTCAGCGTCTGACGTATCGGTGCTAATGCCTTCCCGATAGTGTGGGAAGGCAATCGCAATCCGGTCAAGAAACGGCGACGTGTTATAATCATGTACGACACTGACCAGTCGAGCATGAACATCATGAATCCCAGACAAGTCGCGTTGCAGGGAGATCGTGGTGAAATGTAGATCATCCATTAGGACAACTCCTCCTTCGAACGCTTACCATTCGTCTTTGGCTTGCTGCTGTTAGACGGTGCAGCGAAGACTCCGCCCCGGATCAGCATCGCCATGAAGTAATGGATCGAACCCGGAATCTTCTGTCGTGTCGAACACTCAGCGAGGATAGATGGAAACGTATCGCTCTGTTGCCACAACAGATTGTAAAAGTTTTCGCCTTGAACTGGTCGCAGAGCTGACAAATTCCGTTGCACAAAACCGTAGGCTTCGATCGATGTCGCATCTTCGTCAGGCGAACCATGCCATTCATCGATGTGACGGATTGCATTGCCGATTTTGGTCGCGTTGATCTTGCCCTGACGCCGGCCATTGCCGAGATCATGCGAAACCAATTTCTTGACGCTTCGATCCCTCTTGTCCTTATCAGAAATTTCATTGAACACCTGAGAGGGATAAACTTCACTGCCGTAGCCGACCTTGCCGGTCGCAGTCACACGAAGGATCAAGGGATCGCCATCGACCGACAGAGCTTCGGCAAAGGTCGTGACCAAATGTTCGACATTGGCCACTGCATCGCGCATCGCAGCAAAGCCAGGATACCGCAACTTTGACAGATTACGGCATTGCGCTTCGAACGTGTAGGTTTGTGAATTCTGTTCAAACGAAATCGTCACTTTCTTGTCAGACGACACGGTATAGTTGCGCCACATTATTGAACCGTTGAGCAGTCGCCAAACAAATCGTTCAGACAGTTCGATATAGCCTCCGGCTTTCTTGTATGCCTTGCTGATGTCACGAAAGAGGGCATCAAGCGCCGGAATTTCACAACTATTCGGCTCGATACTGCCAGCCGTTACATTGATCGTGAAATCCATGCGAAAGGAATCACACGACGGTGGCAGATTGGCCATGTCACCTTCAACGATATTCGGCTTCGATGGATCGAAATCTTCCGCGATTTCACCCTTTTTATCCAAGTAACTATTCAAGAAAGCCCCACGTCCGATCGTATTGGTCAGAAGAACCGGTTGAAGATCGTAAGGATTGGCCGAATCAAACGCCGTCAGAAGCGCAGGTGAAGGGGCAATCGAACGATTGAACGACAAATTCGACGCCATCAGTGCAGGATTGTTTTTCATGTACAGATTTCCATGTTTGTTTCGGATATGTGTAAA